GACGGGTACTGGCCTTGTTGCCAAATGGTGCGGACTTCCATGATTACGCTGCTTTCTGAGTTGAGTTAAATTTGCGGAGTGCGGAACGGGTTTTGGAGTCGAGGAATCGCTCCAGGTAAAGCTGCTGGTCTGCTTCCAAAGGCTCACGGTGCATTTCAAAATTCGCACCGTCCAGATTGCCAGCAGCCACTAAGTCGGCAACCACTTTTGCCGTGTCTTGCAGGTATGTTTTCCATTCGTCGGAAAGATCGTCACCAATGCCATGCAGTCCACCCATGCGCTTCACATCTTTAAGAACTGGTGCGCCGGTATCCACTTCTGGCAAGTCTTCTCCAGCGTATATATAGAGTCCCAATCCGTGCATGGAAATGCACTTAGTCAGGCAGCGCACGATTGCCGTGTTGATAGCGAAAGCGTCAGGCCCTTTGATAGCCTTGTTGCGGTGATCCATTACTGGCAACCAGCAGGACTTTGTATGGCCCTTAATCGTTACCAAAACCTTCACCATTGCGCTTTCGTCGGGCAGGATAGCCACAGGTAGCCCGTTGAATTCAACAGCGTCCCAAGTGGCTTGTGCGTCAATCTTCAGCACTTCTGCCCAAGCCCACGCCCACGACAAATAGGTGAGGTTGTTTTTCTTCTCGGTGTGATCGTTCACATTGATTGCAAGTAATTCGCTCATTTAAATTGCTCCTGTGTTCATTAATTTGGAAATACGTTCGTTGGTAAAACCTAGCGCGTGAAGTTCAGCGGCTACCTTCTCGCAAGACCAGTGGTAGCGGTAAGCCTTGGCAATGACGATGTGGGCGGCGGCATAGTTCATTGCGCCTCCATTGCTGCGTCAATTGCTGCGTCAAACTCTTTGCCTGTCAAAAGCGCCAACTTTGCAAACTCGCCTTTGTCGTCATCAGAGTGCATGGCAAACTTGTCGCGCAGAAACCGATAACGCATTGCATCTGGCTCCTGCGACTCTTGCCGAATCACTTCCCACAAACGCCGTGATGATTCATATTGAATTGCATGAATGTCATCAGGCATAGACTTGTCAATAATTGCCGCATCTAGTGCATCCAGCGTGTCTTCAATCAGCACACGACTTACAAGTAAAGTGTTTGTCTTCATTGCGGATCTCCCTCCCAATCGCAGTGGCAGCACTTAGGTACGCTTGCCTCAATTCCGCAGCCGGTAACGCTTGTTTGCCAATCAATGTTGTCGCCACATTCAGGACACTCTGCAACTTCTTCGCTGTGTACTTCGCCGCAGCACCAAGGCGTAGGCTCGTTACCAGTTACTTCGCCGCAGTAACAGCATCGCCACTGGTACTCAGGCTCTCCAGCGATTTGGTTCGCTTTTGAAAGCATGGCAGTAAAGCCCTTTGCTCCTTGATGCTCCATTGCGTGAGCGATAGCGGTGCTTCTATTCATCACGCACTCCAGACGCAGTAAATAATGCTTGCCACCAGGTACACGCAGAGCATGAAATCGCTTGCCAAAAAGGGTATGTAGTCCCCTTGCATATCGTGGCGTTTGTTAGCTTCAAAGTAGTGTTGACGGTTCATACAACCTCCACAGCAGAAAGTGATTCGACAAGGTAGTTCGCAGAGCGCAACAAGGCCTGTGCGGTAGTCAGATACAGATCAAGCTGATCCTCTGTCAGAGTGCGGTAGGGAAGGCTTTCCAGCACCTCCACTTGTGCTTGGATAGCGCCCAACTGGACGCAGGCTTTTGTGTGGCTCATGCTGCTTCTCCACAAGTGAAATCTGCAACTTCGTCAATCACATCCAAGTCGGTGCTTGAGAAACCAGCCTCTGCCATCTTGGAAGCAATCACATTCAAGAGTCCGCGCAAGTCATCACAAGTGATTACGTCAATCTTGCGTATCGCGCTGATCGCCAGGTCTGTCTGTGTCATCTTCTTTCCCCTTAAAGCAGCTTGATTGCTGCGATGGAATCAATGTACCACAGTACAACGGGGAAATGTACGAAAGTACAAAATAAAGTCAAAAAAAACCACAAACTAATGGAAAACACCTACTTACCCAACCAAATGAGCAGGGGTTTTCATTCGCACATCAGCGTCTTAAGAATCGGTAGGTATATTCCGCGACTCGCCAAAAATGACACTAAGTCATTGGCATGGGGAAATTTATGAAATACAAAGCTGCGGACTGTCACCCGCTCACGCTAGAGATAGCGTTTACTTGCCCGACTCTTTCACAAGAGTTACACGCTCGTCTTGAAGGACTGCGGCTATGGCGGCAGTCGCAATGCGATAAGCCTCGCTGCGTTTCAGAGTGTCAGACTCTGGAATCATGTCAAACACCAGAGCCAGCTCTCGCCCTAGATTAGTTGGGCCAACATAGGGTATCGGTGGTGCTGCAATAGTTACCAGCTTTTCGCCTTCACCTGTTGCCAACCATTTAGGTCTAACCCCGAAATAGTCAGCAGCCTTCAGGTTGTTTTCTGATCCAAACGCGCCATCAGAGTCAAAAACCTTTCTGACTCCCTGGTAAGAGATGCCTATCGCAGCGGCAAGCTCACCCCTGCCTATCCCTTTGGCATCCATCAATTCTTTTAGTCGCGTTTTGTAGCTCACGCAGCAATCCTACCGTTTAACGACGAAATTTAATGTGTCCCAACGTACAGACAGAGTTGTACTGTGGTACATTAGGGCATGGACAAACAACAAGCAATCAAACTTTTAGGCGGCTCAATACGCTCCGCTTCAGAGGCAATTGGGGTTACTTACAAGGCGGTGCACAAGTGGCCCGACCCCCTTACGCCACGCATAGCAGACCGTGTGGCGGCAGCAATAGTGCGAATGAACGCACAGAAACCCAAGTATCGGCGTGATTCTGGAATTAACAAGGTTGTTTTATGAACAGCCTGTCAAAAACCACAGTTGTCAAAAACGCCTTTGAGTGGCGCGGCCCAAGCCAAACGCTAGACAAGTACGGACGAATGAAGACGTTACGCCAGATCGCCCTTGATGGCACTCGCGTCAACCCCGAATCGAATCTGGGCTATTCCACAACCCCAACCAAATCAGAGAGAGCGCCTCGCTGAAAAACGAAAACCGCTACTGCGTCAACAGATAGCGGCCCTCTAACCACAGCAACTAACAAGGAGTCTTATGGCTGTGAATATTTTATCAAGTTACGAATTTCACCCTCTAGCAAACATTTTCCCGCTAATTGAGGGGCAGGCTTATCAGGATTTGCTGGCAGATGTACTCAAACATGGAGTGCGTGAGCCAATCTGGATTTATGAAGGCCAGATTCTTGACGGGCGCAACCGTTATCGTGCTGCAACAGCAATGGGCAAAGAGTTTGAAGTGCGTGAGTACGAAGGGCAGGACGCAGCCTCATTCGTTATCAGCTTAAACCTGCATCGTCGCCACTTGAATGAAGCACAACGCGCAATGGTTGCTGCTAAGTTGGCGAATCTTGAGGTTGGCAAGCCTGTTTCTAATTCAGCAAATTTGCCGAATAACCAAGTGACGCAAGCTGATGCGGCAGAGATGCTAAACGTCAGCACTCGATCTGTCACCAGCGCAAAGAAAATCATTGAAGAAGCGCCAGCAGAAGTAGCTAAGGCAGTCGAGTCTGGTTATATGTCTGTCAATCTTGCAACACAAGTTGCAGCACTTCCAGAAGAAGAAAAGGCAGAGATTGCAGCAGCGCCAACAGAAACTATTGTTGAGGTTGCACGAGATGTAGTTAAACGCGCTCACGTTGCAAACAACTCTGGCAATAACGAGTGGTACACGCCTAGCCGATTCATTGAAGCTGCGCGTCTGGTAATGGGCAGCATTGACACTGACCCAGCCTCTTCTGAGATTGCAAACAAGACAGTAAAAGCCACAAAAATCTTCACTGCTGAAGAAGATGGACGCACCCAAGTATGGAGCGGCAACGTATGGATGAATCCACCATACGCACAGCCTTTAATGGGTGACTTTGCAGAGGCTGTTTCTACAAAGTACGAAGCAGGCGAGATTAAGCAGGCTTGCATTCTTGTGAACAACGGGACTGAGACGCAATGGTTCCAGCGGCTGCTTTCTGCCTCTTCCGCTGTTTGCTTTCCAAAGACACGAATCAAGTTTATTGACCCTGATGGAAACGCTTCTGGCGCACCACTCCAGGGGCAGGCCATTATCTACATGGGCTTGAATGTTGAAGAGTTTCAGGAGGCATTTTCTCCAGAGGGAACGGTGCTTCTCAATGACTGAGCGCGGCGTAATCAAGAATAGAAACTTCAAAACCCAAGTTGCGGATATGTCAGGGCTGACGTTTGGAAAGATAACGCCAACCGACTTAGACGCATTCATGGACTTCAACAATAAGCTATTTGTGTTTGTTGAGGCAAAGCATGGCAACTCTGTTATGCCCTTCGGACAGCAGCTTGCCATTGAGCGCCTTTGCGATGCTTGCCACAAGCCGCCACACCGCTATGCCGTTGTATTTGTTACTAGCCACAACGCTGATGGTGACATTGATTTTGCTAACACCACAGTCACAAAGTACCGCTGGGAAGGAAAGTGGATAACACCTCAGAAACTTGGCTCAACGCTTTTTGATGGTGTTGTGCGGTTTCGCGGCCTGTGCTTGGACAACGTTGTGAGCATTCGGAGGGCCGCATGAAAGCACTGCCTTGGTTTCGTATGTATCACGAAGCACTAGACGATGAAAAGCTGCGACTTCTTGCCTGTGAGGATAGGTGGCACTTTGTTGCACTTCTTTGTTGCAAGGCAAAGGGCATTCTTGATGACGGTGGAAGCCTTCTCAGGCGCAAGGTTGCCGTTAAGTTGGGGTTATCCACAAATGAGTTGGACGAAGTGGCGCGGCGGTTGTCTGAGGTTGGGTTAATCAATTATTCAACCCTCCAGCCTATCGCTTGGGACGACCGCCAAATGCAATCCGACAGTAGCGCAGACAGGACAAAAGCATACCGTGAGCGCATGAAACGTCACAGTGACGTCACGGTGACGGTGCAAGAAGAAGATACAGATACAGATAAAGAAGAAGATAAGAAGAATACAAAGAAGGCAACTGGCGTTGCCACACCTGACGGTGTTTCTGATTCTTTGTGGACGGACTTCAAGAAACTTCGCGCTGCCAAAAAATCCCCGATAACCCAAACCGCCATTGACGGGATAACCCGCGAGGCTGCAAAAGCAGGGCTACCCCTGCCAACGGTATTGAAAATGTGCTGTGAGCGCGGCTGGGCGGGTTTTAAGGCCGACTGGGTGGCAGATAAGGGGTTTGGTAGCCAACCCTCTGCAAACACCACTGAGGCGGGCTCTATTGCCGCAATCAAAACAAAGCAAATGCTGGACGAAAGGGACAAAGGCGTAACCGTCATGCCCGCACATATCCGAGAGCAGATAAACAAAGCCTTACGCAAGGAGGCCGCATGAGCTATTCAGAGGCCATATCAATCCTTATCCGCGTCCGTGCTGGTGACAAAACACCAACCTTTGCAGAAATCACGCAAGCCTTGGTGTTAACGGGGGACTTAGATGCATGACGCTCTTAGACCGCTGGCTCAATCAATTGGTGGCTTGGTGCGAATTTGGTCAGAAAAACCACGCTTGGCACATGGCACAACGAATGGCGCAGGAGTGCCCGCACGAATTAGCAAGCCTGCCAGAAACATTGAAGGCCACGATGCTGGCCCAAAAATCAACCGCTGCTTCGACAGAAAGATCTACAAATGAGCATCAACCGAATAGCGAAGCGGGTGGACGCAAACCAGACGCAGGTAGTCAGCGCACTACGGGCAGCAGGGTTTCACGTTGAGATTCTATCCAAGCCGGTTGATTTACTGGTGGGTGCAGAGGGTAAGTGGTGCTTGCTTGAAGTGAAGGACGGAAATAAACCAAAGAGCGCACAGAAACTAACTGCGGCACAGGTTTCCTTCTTTGATAAATACCAAAAATACCCTCTGTTTGTTGTGGATTCTCCTGACGTAGCAGTGGCGATGGTGCGGGAGTTTTGCCATGAGTGACGCCAACGAAGCAATCAACTTCATTTATACGCAAGCCCCGATATACGCACGGGCACAGGCAACGCACGACAGACTTGCCGAATATCGCAAAAGCAAGAAATCGTTGCTCATGCTTTCAAGCAGTGAGTCCAGCGCAGTTATGCGTGAGGCAGAGGCCTATTCACACCCTGAGTACTTGGACTTGCTGGACGAAATCAAGTTGGCACAGGTAGAGGCAATAACCCTGAAGTTGCAGATTGACGCTGCAAAGCTACGGGTAGAGGTGTGGAGAAGCGAGAGCGCAAACAACCGCGCAATGGATAGGGCTACCCAATGAAGTTTGTATTTGACAAAAAGCGTAGCGGGTATTGGGTGACATTGGACGGGCATCAATTCTTTGGGCATCTGACAGGTGACGAAGAGGGGAGGACTTTCATAGAGTTTCAAGATTTGCCCATGTTTGGAAAAGGCATGAAGGATTGGGTTTGTATAGAAATGCCAAAAACAATCAAATCGAATGACATTCTTGAAACGCTATTTGAGCAAGAGTTGGCGAGGATATTCCCATGATTAGTTTTGCTAAACAAGATTACTACCGCTCAAAGCCTTGGCTACGGGCTACAGCCAGCCTTCCATGCGTCCAATGCGGGGCAGAAGGCACACAGGCAGCACACCGTAACGAAGGCAAGGGCATGGGCATGAAAGTGGACGATTGCCTTGTGGCTGCACTTTGCCCAACCTGCCATGCAGAGATAGACCAGGGCGGGGTTTTCACCAGAGCCGAAAGAAGGGAAGCAATGGACAAAGCGATTCTGGAAACCCTCGTACAACTTGCACGTAATGGATTGGTAGCACCTAAATGACGACATTGAGACTAGAAACCCGCACAAGCCTGAAATGGTGCTTAGAGCAGCGTGGCCACTTCACAGCGCCACAGCTTCAAACATTTATCGGCAAGAGCCAAACGGTAGCGAATATGCATTTGAGGAAGTTTCTGGAGCTTGGAGTCGTAGAGAGGACGGGAAAGTGCAACAAATGGGTTTACTCCATCTGCGACAGGGAAGAAGCGCAAGAGTTAGCTTTTGAGGCGCTACACCCGAGAAACGGGTACGTGCTGAAAGCAAACAGGCCAGTGAATGTGTGGAAGGGCAGCAACTCAGTATTTGGAGCAATCCGTGCTTAAAAAGAATCGTCCAATCAATTTCTCCCGTCCTATGTCATCCATGCGGGTTGTATTTGAAGCCATAGAGACAGGCTGCACTTACAGAAGGGAGGTGATGGACGAAACCAAGCTGAAAGAGGGGCAGGTTAAAAGCGCGATATGGAATCTGACATACATCGGAGCAATACAGCGGGTGATAGACGAAAACGGTAGGAGCAGGTACGTCTTGCCTCAAATCAAGTCTGCAAACTGCTTGTGCGGTGTTAACAGCATCTTCAATGTCCGTTAGCCCTTTACCACCTCAACATAATCAAGTCTTCTCCCCTGATTGAGTAACTTCAATCTTCGCCTGCCCCAAAAGGGTGGGCACTTTTTTACATGGATACGCACGAAAGTGACTCCAAATGGCAACAACATCAACTGTCTTTAAAAAAGGCGAAAAAAAGCCCAATCAGGGCAAACGTGGCCCAGCCAAAACCACCAAACTAGCGAAGGAAGCAATCCAACTCGCGGCTGAAGGTTTGGGTGGTACTCAACGCCTTATCGAGTGGGCGCAAGAAGATCCAAAGAATGAGTCTTCATTCTGGACAACCATCTATACAAAGCTGTTGCCGCTTCAGGTGAAAGCTGAAATCGACGGGCAAATGTCACACAACCTGACAATCAGCTTCCGCGATGTCGCTTGAGTTCCCTGGAAAACTCAGATTCCTATTTAAACCCGCACGGGTAAAAGGCTGCTACGGCGGTAGAGGCTCTGGTAAATCTTGGGGATTTGCTCGGGCGCTCTTGGTCATAGGCGCAGGCAAACGCATTCGGGTTCTATGTGCGCGTGAGGTACAGAAGTCTATCCAGCAGTCCGTGCATCAATTGCTATCCGATCAGGTTGCTTCTCTCGGGTTGGATAAATTCTACGAAGTGCTGCAAACGGAGATTCGCGGTAAGAATGGCACAGAGTTCTACTTTGCTGGCTTGAGCAATGAAACAGCAGAGAGCCTTAAGAGCTACGAGGGTGTGACGCACTGCTGGATCGAGGAAGCCTCAAACATCAGTAAACATAGCTGGGACATTCTCATTCCAACTATCCGCGCTGAAGGCTCTGAAATATGGATGACGTTCAATCCACAGTTGGAGACAGACGAAACATATCAACGGTTTGTCAAGAATCCTCCACCAGATTGCGTAATGGTTCAGATGAATTACGCAGACAACCCATACTTTCCCAAGGTGCTAGAGGCTGAGAGAGCACACGCACAGGCCACGATGCGGGTAGATGACTATCGCCACGTTTGGCTCGGCCAATGTAAGCCAGCGGTGGAGGGTGCAATTTACTTTGATGCAATGAGCGCAGCTATTGCAGCAGGGCGCATCAGGGACATACCCCACGATGGCAGTATCAAAACCCACGTCATTGTCGATTTGGGCTGGAATGACGCTACAACCATCATCCTTGCGCAGAAAGTAGCCTCTGAGATACGAATCATCCACTACATAGAGGGCAATCAGCGGACACTAGCTGACTACTCTGCTGAGTTGAAAGCCCTGCGCCTGGACGACCAGCCCATGAATTGGGGTGATGTTTGGTTACCGCATGATGGTTTTCACGTCCGTCACCAGACAGGCAAGGACGATGCTGCTGTGATGCGTGGCTTGGGCTGGAGTGTTGCCCCAAAAGAGGGATTGACGCAAACCAGCATCATTAACGGTATCA